GCTTTTTGGTTGATGACCGAGCACAAGACATTCCCTGATTGGATTGTGGGCGATGGTGGGATCATCCCATCCATAGATCCAACTGACGATGAGGATGACGATTAAGCGATACTTGGTCATTTCGGATTTACAAATCCCATACCACCATGAAGTAGCAGTCAAGAATGTAGTTAAGTTAGCCAAACGAGAGAGGTTTGATAGTGTCCTTTGCGTTGGCGATGAAATTGATTTTCAAACAATTAGCCGGTGGGCTGAAAAAACACCTTTGGCTTATCAACAAACTTTGGATGATGACCGCACAGCTACTCAAGAAATCCTTTGGGCTCTTACAGAGCACAGCCGAGAAGCTCATATTATCCGCAGTAATCATACTGATCGCTTATATAACACTTTATTAAAAGTTCCGGGAATGATCTCACTTCCCGAATTGCAGTATTCCAAGTTCATGGATTTTGATTCTATGGGCATTACCTTTCATAAAACATTCTATGAATTTGAAAAGGGCTGGATCTTGGCTCATGGCGATGAAGGCAACATGAACCCCAACGCTGGTCAGACTGCCCTAAATCTTGCCAAAAAGGCAGGAAAGAGCGTGGTTTGTGGTCATACCCATAGACTAGGTATGTCAGCCTACTCAGAGGGGCTCTACGGGGCTTATAGACCCCTTTACGGGGTTGAAACAGGCAACCTTATGAATAGGGCTAAAGCATCCTATACTAAGGGCTTGGCTAATTGGCAAATGGGCATAGTTTTGATGGAATGGGATGGCAAGAATATGAGCGTGCAGATGATCCCAATTAACAAAGATGGCAGTTTCACAGCTCTTGGAAAGTCTTATGGGTCTTGAAACCGATTATCACGAACGCACGATTGATGACCATATCGATGATTTTGAGGATATTAGCGTTATCTAATCGTTATACAACACTCCGAAAGAAAATAACCAAGCGTCCTTGATCTAGGTCATACTTTATGCATCACCCACAAGATATGTGGAGGATATGTAAGGGAGCAACATGGATCTATATGGAGAACTTAGAGATTTTGGCTATCTCTGGTTATTAGGAATGACAGCTGCAGCAATTGTTTGGTGGCTAATTTTAGAAATTCGAGATACCGCATTCCAGAATGGCTACTGGAAAGGTCGGGCGGATGGCTGGAATATGCACCGCAGATTGATTACCATTAAGCAGCAGTCAGATGAAGTCTTTGATTATGACAAAAACTGAGCAGTTATTTGATGAGGTCATTAATACGATCCAACAGCGTGGAAGTGTTTACGGACATCCTTACTATAACCACAAACGAATTGCAGGTCTTTGGTCTGCATATCTCGATTTCCCTATCACACCACACCAAGCTGCATTATGTATGGCACTCGTCAAGGTTTCTAGGCTTAGTGAAACTCCAGACCATGAGGACAGTATCAAGGACTTCATTGCCTATGGGTCTGTCTATAAAACCGTGCTTGATGCAGTCAAAGATGAAAACTGGGAGGATTAATAATGGCATTCAATCTTGAGGATTATGAGGATGTGGCTACTTTAAACAAATGGTTCATAAGTAACTTTCCGTCCGGTCGATCAGATATATCAGTCATTAGCCATGATGGTGAAAAAGGTTATATTTTGGTGCAAGCAACTCTTTGGCGAGATAGCAAGGATGAGCAACCATGCGTTTCTAACATAGCCTTTGGATCTAGGGAAACTTATATTCCTAACATGAAGAAATTTTATGTTGAGGATACTGCAACAAGTGCATTAGGTAGAGCAATTATTCTACTTAAAGGATCTGACAAAACTGCTACCAAGGATGACATGCGAAAGGTTGAAAGCAATCCATCATTTAAGGAGAAGCTAGAAAGCCGTCAAAATATGTATGGCAAAGCCGGATCTAAGTCAGCACAAATTGAAACAATCTTAAGAGATAGTTTTGCAGCTGATAAGAAAGAGCCTGAACCTGTTGCTTGGTCTGTTGGTGAAGTAGTTGCTGAAATAGGTGCATCAATACCTAATGAGCCACCTGCATGTCAGCATGGTCATATTCTTAAAGAGGGTATCAGTAAGGGCGGAAAGCCATATCGAGGTTATGTATGCAAAGCAAAAGAATGTCCGCCAAAATGGGCAAAACTTACAGCTAATGGAAAATGGTATTTTGAAGGAGGTGAATAAATGGGTGAATTACAAATTATCGATGGCTCCGGCTTAACTGCCACCTTTACGGATGACGGAGTAAAAGTAGAGCCATCAATGGTTACTTGCGACTTATGCAACGATGACAGATTACTTCATGAGGGCGATCTGCTTCGATGCTATTCCTGCCATGCCATAAACCGAATTCCGTATCATGCCTAATTACGATTACATGTGCGATGGTGAGGGGTTAGTGATTGTATTGGATTTACCAATGGATCATAAAATCCCTCATTGTCAAGTATGCAATGCGCCTTTAAGGCGTGTTTATACAGCTGTGCCTACGATCTTTAAAGGAACTGGATGGGCTGGCAAAGATGGTTAATTTCAGATGTAACTTCTGTTCAGCCAACACCGAGTTTGTATGGCTTGATGGATACCCAGAAGCTGATGGGTTTAGAGTTTATCAATGCCTAAAGTGTTGCGCTGTTGGAACAAAGAATTTAGCAGAATCAACTGACACTCAAGAGCCTGTAATGCGCTGCACTAAGTGTGGGTGTTGGATGTTTGCAGATAAGGAGTGCCATACATGTGCGCTGATCATGACGAAATGACGCATCAAATCAATTGGGCTTATCAGAATGAATTGCGTAAGCAATGGCTGTTAGATAATCCGGATGCACAATACATAGGATGGATGTCTATATGAACGCCACGCCGTCTGACCTGCGGTTATGCCGAACGATTTGGAAGCGTATGCTACCCTTAAACGCAAATTCGCTTTCAGAGCGAAAGGGCGATCTGCGAAGCAGAAAGATCGCAAGGTTTGGTTTGGTGATACCTCTGTTCATAGTCTTGAACATAAGCCTTTTAAAAGATGATTCTGTAGCTGCTAATAAGACCAATCATTACAGACAATATGCATTCATACAGCTTAATGACTTAGATCAATTTTATTGTTTAGATGAGTTAAACTTTAAAGAATCTAGATGGAATCCAAAGGCTAAGAATGGTAGTCATCATGGCATTCCTCAAGGTAGATCTAAATGGTTAGCAACAGTTGATGGATTTAAACAAATTGATTGGCAACTCAAATACATACAAAAGCGTTATAGTAATCCTTGTAATGCTTTAGCACATCATAAGATTAAGGGATGGTATTGAGTAAGTCAGCTCTAAGATCTACCGGATCAACAAGGCATTGGAGATCTATTCGCAGTAGGGTGTTAAGGCGTGATCAATTCATCTGTCAATACTGCAACCAAGAGGCTACGACTGTGGATCATGTAATACCTAGGAGATTAGGTGGGCTTGATAGTGATGACAACCTTGTCGCTTCATGTTCCAGATGTAATTTATCTAAGGGTGGGCGGTTTTTTGTGAGCGATAGGACACCACCGACCCCCCGTTCCTTTTCTAACCCACAAAACACCTCGATCGCCCACGCTCAGACTGAATCGCTTTGATTAATCTACAAACAGGAGAGATCTTGACAGATCCGACCTATTCAGGTTTAGGAGGTGTGCAAACTCCACGAATTCATTCAAAACTGACCGATCTACCTTCAAAAGGTCAAGACATGATCGACCTTGCCACCGAACTTGGCATCAACCTTATGGAATGGCAGCGGTATGTCTGCATTCATGGTCACAAGGTGCGTGAGGATGGCAGGTGGGCTCATTCTGAACTAGGGCTCATCATGGCAAGGCAACAAGGTAAGTCCACGCTTATGATGCTCCGGATCTTGACCGGCATGTTTGTATGGGGAGAAGGATTACAACTTGCCTCAGCTCATAGACTTACAACCTCACTTGAAACTTTTCGGCAGATTGTTGGCTTGATTGAAACAAATCCAAGACTTGAAAAGGAAGTAAAGAAAATCCGATGGCAACATGGTGCTGAGGAAATTGAATTGTTTGGCAATAGGCGATTTGTTGTAAAGGCAGCAAACAATGCAGCTAGAGGTTTGAGCAAACCCGAAACAATCCATCTTGATGAGTTGAGAGAATACAAGGATGAGGATGCTTGGTCATCAATGCGATATTCAATGATGGCTGCAAAGAATCCGCAGGTATGGATATACAGTTCGGCTGGCGACCAACATTCAGTAATTTTGAACAAACTCCGTGATAGGGCGTTAGCGTCAGCCACGACTAACGATCCGATTGGTTGGTTTGAGTGGAGTGCTGAACCCGATGCACCTATCTTGCTTCCGTCAGGTGAGATAAATTGGGATGCATTTGCTCAAGCCAATCCGTCATTGGGAATTACAATTCATCCAGATAACTTAAAAGCAGTTATTAATGATCCTCCGGATATTGTGCGCACAGAGGTTTTAGCGCAATGGGTGGACACAATCAATTCAGCGATCGATGCACAAAAGTGGGGATTATGTCAGACCGATCCAATACCTTTAGATCCGGAAGCACCAACTTGGCTAGGACTTGATTTATCGCCTGATAGAAAATTTGGCGCATTGGTTGCAACTCAGAAATTACCAGGAGAAAGATTTAATTTAGTTTTGCTTCACACTTGGTCAAATGATTACAGCCTAAATGATTTAGCAGTCGCCAATGACATTGCACCTTATGTAAGACGATATAACACTCAAACTGTGGCGTATTCCAAAAGGACTGCACAAGCTGTCGCAAGTCGGCTAGTTCCTGCTGGAATACCCATAACCGACATGGATGGCGCAATCTATGCGGAAAGTTGTGATCGGTGGCTGGGCGCAATAAATTCCCATCGATTACAGCATGGGGGTCAGGAGGAATTGACCCAACAAACACTTTCAGCAGCCAAGTTGCCATTTGGGGATGGCAGTTGGGTTATTGGAAGGCGTGCAAGCAGAGTGGCAGTTTGTGCAGCTGTCGCTTCCGCACTTGCAACCTATTTTGCGACACAACCTGAAACGGAGATTGATATTCAAGTCGGATAATTTGTATTTATGGTATATTATGTGCTAATGGGATTATTCGACCGATTTACAGCAAGATCAAATCAGCAGACAAATACAGTAGATGTCGCAGCTGCTCTCGCACCTTACAACTCCCAACAATTAGTTGGCGGAATTTTATTTGGAACTACAACTGCAACTCGTGAGCAGTATATGGCGATTCCTTCCGGTGCTCGTGCAAGAAACATAATTTGTTCAACTGTCGGATCATTACCGCTTGAGCAATATAATCATTTTACAAATGAACATGTAAGACCTAATCGAGTTATTATGCAACCAGATCCAAGAGTTGCCGGATCAGCAATTTACGCATGGTTGGCTGAGGATATTTTGCTATACGGGGTCGGCTATGGAATGCAAATGGACAGTTACTCAGCTACTGACGCATCAAGAATTAGAGCATGGACAAGAATTGCACCAAACAGAGTTTTTGCTTCACTCAATGGAAATTCAACAGAAATCGAATACTACACAGTCGATGGAAAAAGAGTGCCACCATTTGGGAATGGATCACTCATAGTTTTCAATGGTTTAGATGAAGGAATTTTGAATCGTGCCGGTCGGACAATTAAAGCAGCTGCTGAATTAGAAAAGGCTGCTGAAATGTATGCAAAAGAGCCAATGCCACAAATGGTATTAAAGTCAAATGGCACAAATCTTACTCCAGAGCGAATTACAAAATTATTAGAATCTTGGAGAGTGTCAAGATCAACAAGAGCAACTGCATTCTTAAATGCTGATGTTGAATTACAAGCATTAGGTTTTGATCCTGCCAAACTACAACTAAATGAAGCCAGACAATACTTGGCTTTGGAAATTAGTCGTGCAAGCGGCATTCCGGCAAGTTTCGTATCTGCTGAAACTACTTCAATGACTTATTCAAACATGACAGCCGAAAGAAAAGCGTTGATTGACTTTTCACTTCGTCCAATACTTACAGCAATTGAGCAAAGACTTAGCCAACCGGATTTCGTGCCAAATGGCATGGAAGTTCGATTTGACATTGATGATTTCTTGCGTGGATCTGCTTTAGAGCGTGCGCAAGTTTATGAAATCCTAAATCGCATTGGCGCAATGAGCGTTGAGCAAATCCAAGAGGAGGAGGACTTAATCCGATGAAGATTAATTTCCCAATAGAGATAACCGCTGCCGATACAAATAAGCGAACCTTAACTGGTCGCATTGTAAGTTGGAATGAGGAAGGTTCAACTAGCGCAGGATTAACAGTTTTTGAAAAAGACAGCATTGACTTCTCAAAGCCTGTTAAGTTATTACTTGAGCATGAGCGCACAAAACCACTAGGCAAATTGGTTGATATTACTGCCACAGAGCAGGGCTTAGAAGCAACATTCAAATTGGCTAAGACTTTTGCAGCTGATGATGCTCTTGAGGAAGCAGCCACAGGTTTAAGGGATGGATTTAGCGTTGGTGTCAAAATCAACGAATGGAAAAATGAAGATGGCGTCTTAAAGATACAGTCGAGTTCCTTGCAAGAGGTATCACTTGTCACCGAGCCAGCCATTAGCAGCGCACGAGTTGCTGAGGTAGCAGCTAGTGAAACACCAGAGAATTCCGAAGCAACCGCTGAGGAAACTACAACACAGGAGGACAACTTGTCTGATACAACATCAGAAGCTCCTATCGCAACCGAAGCGGTAGAAGCATCACAAGCTCCCGTTGTAACTGCTCAATACATGGCATACACAAAGCCTCGTGTTGATACAAATGTTACAGCAGGACAATATCTAAACGCACAAATTAAAGCATTGGGTGGCGACAATGATGCTCGTGACCTACTTGCAGCATTACAAATTGCAACAGTTACTGAAAACACCGGAACTGTTCCACCAAACTATTTGCGTGATCTAATCGGCATAATTGATTCAAGCCGTCCATTTATCGATTCAATCGAGCGAGCACCACTACCAGCAACAGGAATGAAAATTTTCACACCTAAGTTGGGCACACAAGCAACTGTTGCAGTAACTTCAGAAGGTTCAGAGTTTTCATCAACTGACACCGCTGTTACATTCCAAGAGGACACAATCGTCAAGTTCGCTGGAGCAAATGTTGTAAATGTTGAGTTGTTTGATCGTTCAGACCCAGCATTCGCAGAATTATTGGTTCGTGAGTTAGCTGCATCTTATGCACAAAAGACCGATCAATATGCCGCACAAATTGCATCACAGAATGCAAGTGCATCAACTGGCGCATCAATCTACGCATCAATCGTTGATGGAATTTCTGATTCCTATGGCGTAATGCGCTTTACACCTAACCGACTATTGGTTGCTCCTTCAGGTGGAACAAACGGAATTGACTTTGCTGGATTACTTGCAGCAACAGCTGATAGCCGTCCACTATTTGCAGCAGCAGCACCACAAAATGCTGCCGGTGTGATTACACAAGGATCAACAAACGGCACAGTTGCTGGACTTGATTTAGTTGTAAGCCCTAACTACACAGGTGATGATGCTAACGCCAAGCATGCTTTGGTTTATCCATCACAAGCAATGCGATTTCACGAGAGCGGCACAGTAGAACTTCGTGCCAATATCGTTGCAAACGGACGCATTGAAATTGGTATCTACGGATATGTTTGCGTAGTTAATCGCTACCCAACCGCATTCCGCAAGCTAGCAGTAGCCTAATTTAACTGAGTGCCTAGGGTTGCTCCCGATCCTAGGCATCCATTAATGGGAGTAAGGAGATGACATGCCAAGCATAATTACAGCCACCGAGTTGCGATCCGTCCTTGGTGTGTCATCCGCCTTGTATAACGATACTTATTTGAACCAAATTATTGACACAGCAGAAACTGTTATTCTGCCAATGCTTGTTACATTCAAAGCACC